GCGCCACGGTCTCTATCCAATGGGTAACTAATCCATCACTAAGGTCCTGTGTGGGACAACTATATTGTAACATAGTAATGGAGCAGTTTATGGACTTGCTCAGGTCTCCCAGGGTGCGACCCTGGCTTATCCGTACTCAGCAATATGGTTGCTAAAAGCAACTGCATGTATCATGACGGAATAGTATTTATTATACTACCTATTAAAGAACGTTTTGGCTTGTTCCGCCTCCGCCACCTTTACGGGGTGACTTCTTTGCAGGAGCCTTCTTAACGGTCTTCTTAACAACCTTAGCAGTCTTAACTGCTCTGTCTACCTCTTCTACAGATGGCATCTTGCCGAATGCAGGATCGTTAGGGTTGGCTGCTCTCAATACAACGGGCACAAGTGCTCCAAGTAGTGAGTATGCTAGTGTCTTAGGGTCAGTTACACCAGAAGCATACATTGCTGTTGCTGCTCCAAGTACTGATCTTCCGTATGACGCTAGTGCGTTTTTGATTTGTTGATTCATAATTTTCCTCCTAGGATATTATTTTTGTTAGTACTGTAAAACCAATCCATAGACCAATAATTCCTGCGACTCCCGCAAAAACTGGTGGTGCTGGGACTGGCAATTTGAATGCAGCAAATACTACACCACATCCAAAACCTGTTAATACTGATAGTATCACATCTTTCATCTTTTATTTTTCTCTACATACTGCTTAATAAATGGAATTATTACGTTTACTTCTTCTGAAGGTACGGCATTAATAAGCATATGATTTATGCCTCTACTTTCAAGAGTCTTTACAAGATCATCAAACTGATCGTATGTGAGGTAGGCAGTATCAAGAACGGGCTGCGGAACCTCTCCTTTTCTCCACACTGGTCTGACAACATGGTTTGTCAATAAATCAAGTTCTTCTTCTGTTTTTCTAATAACGGGAGTAATTGCAATCATTACCTCCATCCCGTCTAATTCAAGTGGTACTGACGCAGAACGGTGTTTTAGGAAATCAGACCAACCTCTACGAGCATAAATGTGATAAGGCAAAATAATCTTATGACCATATTTTTTTGCTGCTTCAAAGACGTAACTATTTGTTGTTGATACATATATGTCTAATTTGTTTTTATGGTTTGGGTCACGCCAGTATCCTGGTGAGTCTTTATCTTGATCCATTTCATTTAATACTTTAAGAAACTTTATCATGTAGTTTGATCTGTCAAGAGCACTGGCGTTATCGTTAACATCTCCAACAACACCACCAACACCATCTTCATGATCTTTGATGTATCCAGAAATTAAATTAATCTGAAGTCTACTTTTATCTATTCTGTCCATAGATCTATTTATCATAGAAAGATATTGAGGAGATATTGTGTATGGACGAATGGCGACCAAGTATTTAATGTCTTCGCCTTTTTCTATATCTTTTGCTGTCTTTACAAACATGTCTCCTTCTGGGATATCATGTGTAAACATCACTCCAGAAAAGTTATGCTCATTTAAATTTGATGGATCTTTTGGATCTCCAGGGTTTCCCATTACTCCACCAAAATAATAAAATTTCATTCTACTATTCTATCATAGTCTTCTGGTAGCAGTGTTTTTAACTTTTTAAATTCTGAAGAGATTTTCTTTAAAGTAAAATCATGAGGGGCAATCATCCCATCAACTGCTGAGCCATACTTATTATAGTAGTCAATCTGTGGACCAACCTCGTCAATGAATAACTTCAGTCCAGCCTGGACTTCTTCGATATATTGATAAGCCCAATCACGAGAATCTGAAACAAATTTTAAAAAGTCTTCATTAGATTTTTCTTTATCTGTTTTTCTTTGCTCTTGCTGGCTCTCTTGTAGCATAAAAAATTCAATTGTCTGAGCAACCATTTGTATATTTTTTTTCTTTTCAATGTAAAAAAGAAAAGCAAATGCTGTTGATAAGACTGATAGTATAACTAACAATATTGTCTGAATCATAATTCTTTTCCGCCTTCTCTAACAAGAAGAACTATTGCTCCATTATCTTCAAGAGCCTTCTTTACACGAATCATATACTCTATGGCCTCTCTTTTAAGTTCAACAGTTTCAAGAGACATAAAGTCTTTTTCTTTAGCCTTTACAGTTAAGAAGTTATCGTTATCTACAATCTGCAAAGAAAAATTTTTAGGAGCAGTAAGTGATCTAAACGCTCTTTTCATTTGGTCTGTGTACATATTACTCCAAAGTTAAGGATTGCCATGTTATTCCCCAATCATTTTTTGTCTTGTGGCTAGAAAACTCTTTTGATATTTCCCCATTTTCCAAATATACTCCACCCCAGACACCCCATTCTTTTCCAGAAATTCCCACAGAAAAACAATCTTTTCTTACAGGACATGCTGAGCACATTAAGTCTACGGCAGGTCTTAATAGTTCATCTTCTTCATACTTATCAAAAAATACATTTGTATCATAATCAAGGCATGCAGCATTGTCTTTCCATTTAAACTTATTCATGTTATCTTACATACTTGTCAGGTATTTCCCATCCAGTTCTAGAAACGACGAAGGACTTTTTTAAGTACCAAGCATTATTTTTAAATGCTCCTTGTTTTGAGGTAAAGGCCTTATCTGACCTAATCATCTCTATAACATCCCATCCATCCCAGGAAAGGTTATTGTTATTGGAAACTATCTCTTCCATTTTTTCAAGAGAATTAATTGATATCATTGTGTGTGCTCCTTAAAAATTGTATACATTAGTATTGATGTTTTTTGATCTTGATAAATTAACTATATTAGAAACTTTTTCTTTTGGATTAGATACAAAAGCAAAGTGATTAAGACTATCTATATTTTCTTCAATCCATTGAGGAGTAACCTTAAATAGTTTTATAGACTTGCCTCTAGACTTCATACCTCTTTCAGATAAATTTACAAACTCCATTGCCATTTCACTAACATTCCCTGGACCAGCAGAGTACAAGTAAAATTCTTTTTCTTCATTTGTTAATTCAGACAAAGCAACAGCCATTGCCCTAAGAAAAACGTTGTAGTTGTTAAAACTACTCGTCCCCTGAACTCCTACTATCATTGTCAATTCCTTCTCTTAGTTTATCCATTATAAAAAGCATCTGTTCTAATTGTACCCTATCCATGTTCATTGTGTCAACTTGTTGAGCCAACTCATTATCTATGTGCTCGTTGATCATGGGTGCTGTATAAAAAATGTTGTCCTTAACCCAGTAGGCATTTTTATCAACAATGATTACCTTAATATTCATTTTTTCATGATATTTTCTTGATTGTGTTTTAATTTTAAGGTTTTTCCCATATTGCTTGTTTTGAACATATCTGTGAAGAATCACAGACTGACTAACAATAAAAGGTTCTTCATTGTCTTGAGTCCTATTGCGTACAAGGTAAACAAACAAAAACAGCAAGACGCACAGAGTTATGCCAGCAGCACCGAAAATGTTATTCATATGGCCTCCAGACAATCATTGTATCACTTTTTTCCTGAAATAATTCTGCAGATTTCTTCAAAAACCTTTTTTTGATTTTTTTCTAACAGATTAACAGCATCTAAATCTAAGGCTTTAGGGCCTAGTTTTACTAATGGATTTGAAGATGTTATATCCATGTCAATAAACCCATGACTCCAGAGATACATTGTCTCAGTATAGAAATACGAAGAAATGTCTTTGTAAAGTTCTGGATTTACTTCAGCAAGTTTATCTGTAAAGGTATACAAAAACTCTCCAGTTTCTGAATCTAAACCTGATGGCTCAAGTGCTCCAAGAAGTATAAGTCTTTCTATCTCTTCATCTTCGTAACTCAAACTCTAACCCTCCAAGTCATCCTTGTTGGGCCCTGATCAATTAGTTGAAACATGTGGTGCTCGTATTGATCCTTTAGTTCCTCGTAGATTTCTGGACTTACTTCTTTTAGTTTGTCTGTTATGCTATACATCATTTCACCAGTTAGATCATCAATACCCTGAAATTCTACAGCACCCTGAAGCATTAAGTGTTCAAGCATTGCTTCTTCTTGAAGTCCCATTTTATTTTCCTGACTTTGCTCTTGCCTTCTTCAAAGCGTCAAAATCTTTGACCTTTGTCTCTCCCATATATCCCCAAGCATGTCCATCATTAATCATCTTATCGTTAATAGAAACGGTATCGCCATCAAGGTAGACCCAACCAAGTATGCGACCATACTTTTCTGAAGAGTCCATCTTCTCTGTCTTGATCACTACAGACTTAGCACTGTCAATTGCAGCCTTCAAATAAGCCTTTGCTTCCAGCCCTAAAGCCTTTTCAGCCTTGTCTGCAGTACGAGACTCAGGCGTGTCAATACCAGCCAGTCTGACTCTTGAACTAAAAGAAATGTCAAACCCTAAATCAATATCGACATCGATAGTATCTCCATCAACGACCTTTGTTACTTTCTTTACATAATATTCAAACATTTGTGCCCCCTTAGACCCAATACCTAATTATAGCAGTTGCTGCAAGAATTGACCAGACTATATTAAACCAAATAATTGTTGGTAATGTTTTAACTGTTGATGACCAAATTAAAGATAGGCTAGTTACAAGAGCAATAATATAAAGCCACCAGATCTGGGTATTAAATAGCAGACCTGGAATAATGATTGCTGCCTTTGTCATAAAGGCAAAGAACTCTACGGTATTAGGCTTATTCCAATAAGACTTGTGGCCCATGCTACGAAGAGCAGTTATCCATTGTGTTCTGAATTTCATTTTAATCCCTCCAAAAATTGCCTGTGATCTACACATTCTGACACCTTGTAGTCTTGATAGTTTTTATAGTAGGCATACATATCAGCACCCTTCTTATAGTCTTTAGAATTTTCTATATATCTTTTTGCAACATCTTTATTAATTGTGTTGTGTGCAGACCCTAAGAAAGTCCAACTATTTGCTGACCAGTAGTCGCTGGAATCAAATTTATTCGGCAGTCTGTTCTTCCATTTATTAATTTTTTCCTGTAATTGTTTTGGAGCATTCTCATATGAAAATTTTTGCCAAAACTTAGTGTCTTTTCTCAAAGTCATATAATGAAAATATATAAAGTTGCTTACATCATCATTCATATTTAAAATAAGTTTATTAAACTCTGATCTTATTTCCTGACAATTATTTGTTAAAAAATCTGGAGTAGAGAATATATTGCTTAATCCAATCATGCTTACCCATAAGGATGTTGCTTCTAGTGGCTCAACAAAGTTTGCTGCAAGACCTATTGCAACGCAGTTGTTAATCCAAGGTTCTTCGTAACATCCAGCACTAAACTTAAAGCCACCCTTGTTTTTTCTTGGGTAGGTTGGTTCATACCCCAAGAACTCTTCTATCTCTTTTATTGCTTCCTCTTCAGATATTAAAGATGAATCATACACATACCCGCAACCAAATCTTGTTTGTAGAGGTATCTTCCACATCCATCCATACTTCATTGCAATTGCTTCTGTATAGGATGGAATTTTTTCTGTCATCTCAACAAAAAATGGAACAGCAGAGTCAACTGGAAGAAAATCTTTATAACTCTTCCACTTAGAATCATACACCTTTCCAATAATTAGTCTATGAAATCCGCTACAGTCAAAAATAAAATCACAGTGGATCTTTTCATTGTTATCTAGGACCAAACTTTTTACGTAATCTTTTTCATCTAGCAAGACATCTTTTATTATGCCGTCAACTAATTTGATTCCTCTTTTTGTTCCGATCTCTCTTAGTCTATCTGCTATTTTAACAGCATTAATATGTAGAGACATGTTTCCTATTTTTTTATAATCATCCATAGGGTCTTTTTTAGAAACAAAACCAAAGTCTCCTTTACTACCTTCTAAAACAAAAGGAACTTTTTTGGCTTCTGAAATTTTTTCTGTAAAATCTATCTCATTGATGCTATCATTTAACGCAAGGGTTGCAACAATTAAAGGACTATTGGAAAGATACCTGTTAGATACGGCTTCAAAACCTAGAGATCTGTCTGTTGTAGAAAACCCATGGTAATAAAACTCTCCATCATTATTCCAATTTGTAAACTTAATTCCATTTTTAATTGTTGCATCACAGTTTTTTATTAGATCAGAAAGGGGTATATCTAAATGGTCAAAAAAGTCTACAAGAAATGGGGTTGATCCTTCTCCTGCTCCCAGAATTCCTATGTCTTTTGATTCAATTACCGTTATATCTAAGTCTGGGTATGATCGTTGTGCTTTGAGGGCAGTAAGCCATCCAGCAGTTCCTCCACCAACAACAACTATTTTCTTTGTCATTATTTTCTACCCCACTTAACTTTATTCCAACCTCGCTCATGGAAGTAGTAAAGGATTGTCTTTGTAAATACCTCAAAACTTGCAATTGCTCCAGCCGTAACTGGCTCTTTGGTTATTGCCCAAGATATTACAAAAGTATCTGCCGTACCAATGATACGCCAAGTAATTGCCTTTAATGCTGATCTTTGTTTGGTTACATTCATGATGGCCACTCAATGTTGCTTGGCTTAGTAATGAAGTTCCAGACTTTAGATACCCATCTCTTTACGTTTTTGCGTAGCCGATATAGCATGAATGTCTGCC